TGTGGTGAGTGGTAAAATGGCGTTTATTACATCAAGCCAGGTACTTAAATATATTATCTCTTGCAATGCGGAACTAAGGGGTTTATCCAATCCCTGTTAGACCCGTCTGTTGCCTTCCTAATAAGGCACGATCGTACCACGATCATACCACCTACTTCCACCAATCAACATGTACATGCCTCTTTTCCCCTTATAAGGCATTTTGCTGTTTCATCGTTACATAAGAGTATTGCATAAGACTACATTTCCCCCTCCCTATGCAGAAGCGCAACTACTATATCCTGAGGGGACTCCTAACCGCGTACAACCGAAGCCCCGCCTTCCGCCTATACATACCATGGTCCCCTAGTCAAGCCTTCCCCGTTACAGCCCGATTCGCAAGCTTAGCTTATTCTCTAGCAGTTATCGAAGCTATAGGAGATACTCTATGCTTCAGCCAAGTCTGCAAGCTTACCACTCAGCGACCTCCTATACTCCGTATGCCAGCCGATCGATTATCAATCCAACCAGTTATCACACGGAATACAAGAACCCGCTCAAACTACTCTTTCGGGTTGCTTATAAGCCTCCTGAAATTTCTTACGCTCCTCGCGATAGCCGAGTGAATTATCAATCATCTTTCGGATGCTACTGGATACAAATTGCAAAAGGCAAGGCAAGCACACTACTAGCAGCAAAATAACTACAAGCCCCAAAAGCAGTCCTTTCAGTAAATGAACGGCCCATTCTCCTATTCCTCCGAATAGTCCTCGCAGCCAACTTCCGATTGGGTCGCTGTCCACGCCGATCTTATTGACATGTTCCTTCATTAGTTGGAACTTTTTCTGTATAGACTCACTGTGATCACTCAGATTGAAACAACACATTCCGGCAATGTCCTCACAGCCATGACCGTGAGCTAGAAGCAAGAAGTCAATAGCCGCTCGGTTTTGTAGGACCGCGTGTCGAATACTCGTGACATCATCCAATAAGTCCCCGAGGAGTGATGTTGTCAAGTTAGCCTGTTTAACGGACCAGCAGGCTAGTCTCTCGATTTCTCTTAAGGCTTGCGCAGCTGCTACCTTGATCCTGGTTGCTTTCTTTGACTACTACTAAATAATTCAGGCCTTCTTGATCCCTTGCTTCCATTAGAGTGGTTGAAAGAATGCTGTCTGAATCCGCAGGTGGAGCCACTGACTCTTTGTCTCCAAGGAAGTAGCTGAAGCACAGTGGAGAGTGCCTTATCTCTTGCAGTTTGTGCTGAATATAAAAGAAAGTAGGTCTGTTGTGAGGATCTTGGGCCCAGCATCTTGTCATTAAATCACGTATGTCATCAGGACAGTTATTCGGAGATTCCAGCCTTCCTCCTGATCGTACATGGTGTAAAACTTCTATATTGGAGAGACCCGGATATGGCTGTTGACCCAAAGTTAATGTTTCCCACACTAAGACTCCAAAAGCCCAAACATCAGAGTGATTTGTAAAGACGCCATCAATGAGGCTTTCAGGAGCCATCCATCTGACAGGGAGTAGGCCTTCTCCTCTTTTCCTGTAGTAATCATTTTTATAGATATCTCTGGCAAGTCCAAAATCACCAATCTTTACCACTCGGGAGCAGCTCCCATATTGCTTCTCAGACACAAGGCAGTTGCGAGCAGCCAGGTCCCTGTGTATGAAACGCATTTTCTCTAAATAGACACAACCTTTGCAAATATCCAAGCATATATCCAAGAGATCAGTCAATGTCAGTAAGGGACTCTGGAACTTTTGCTTTCTGGCTCCTCGTAAATAGCTAAGCAGATCTCCTCCTTCCATCAGCTCCAGTATAAGGTACTGAGGTTCATTTAACAGACACACTCCAAGTAGCTTCAGAATGTGGGGATGATCAAATTTACTCATTAAGTGTGCCTCCTTCAAGAATTCACTCTTCTCTTGGTCTGTTGCACCTCTCTTCAAAGTCTTGACTGCTACTCTGGATTCTCCACTTCCATCTGCCAGGATATCTAATGCAGTCCCTTCATACACCTCTCCAAATGCTCCACTTCCTAACAACTTGTGTAAGTTCAGTTTGTCCCGAGGAAAAGCTGGCAATGACTCAATCTCTGCTTGAGAAGGAAGAGTGCTGACAGCATAACAAGCATTGGCTAATCCCACTGTCTCAGCCATTCCCCTAAGTTGAGCTAATTCTTTATCTTCCTTGACAAGCACAATCTGCCCAGTTGAGGCTGGTTTTCTGGATTTCCATCTTTGGTGCCATACAAAACCAAACAGTATGATTATAGTCAAGCTAGTCAAGCCCAGTACAACTGCTCCAATCACAGCAACAATAGCAGTGATATCTGGAGAGGTCACAGTATCAACGGTTTTAGGTGTGGCCGTTTCCTCCGGCGCCATCTTCGCATCTCGCTGCACAGTTGTTTCTCCCACTTCCTCCCCTTTGTCGATTCGCCGCTCCGTTGCTGGTTTCTCGATGCATTCCGGACCTGGGGGAGAGACCCTCCCTCCCCCTAATCCCAACCAAAACTTTGCTTGCTCAGATGTAACCTGTTCCTCTCGGGCCGCTTTCAATGCCCCCAAAACCAATCCCCAGGTTTTTAACTCTCCCGATTTCCCAAGTACCATTAGCCGCTGGGAGAGCGCCGCAGTGATGGGATCCCAGGACCCCGGGGAATATAAGTCTGAGGGAGACATAAGCAACCCTTCTTTTTGTAAGAGGGACAACATGGCCCCGATTTCCTTCTTAGAAGGAGAGGTTTTTCCGCAATAGGTTTTACACGCGGACGAAATCACCTTTATGACGGCTTCCATGCTTGATCTCCGGGCGACCAGAATCACGTCTGGGGTGGACCGCTCAGTCGTCGGGCTTCCTTCCCGTCTTCCAACGACTCTCTGAGTGCTCGGTAGGGTATGTTGGCTCCCTGCAGTAGAGCTCCCTCCGACGCCACTCAGCTTTTCGCCCTCCTAAGCCGAAGCCCCCTCTACTAGGGTCATCGCCCGCTCCCCGAACAAGCGAGACGGATGAGGACAGGATCGCCACGCCGTCTGTGGCCGACCACTATTCCCTAACTATCACGTCGGGGTCACCAAATGAAGCCTTCCGCTTCATTTAGGTGTTCGTAGTCGTCAGGGAATCGACGGTCCGGCCATCAACCCAGGTGCACACCAATGTGGTGAGTGGTAAAATGGC